CTGATTCACTTCAACGAGGGGCGGCGGTCGATCGGCCTGACGCTGCTGGCTGAGATCACGGCGCACTGCCCTGACCAGTACCTCAAGATGCAGGCCGAGGCCATGGACGCAGAGCGCAAGGCCGCCGAGCGACTGGCTGTGGACAACTCAAACGAGGGCAGTGACAATGACGACTGAAACGGCAACCGCCGCCGCCGCGGGTCAAACCACAACGACTCCCGCCGCCGCCGCACCTGCCGCTGACGCCCCGCCGGCCACGCTGCTGACGGACGCGTCGCAAGATGCAACTGCTGCGACTCAGGATTCCCCGGGGGAGGGGACGGGCGAGGGCCAGGGCGACAAGCCTGCCAGCGATGGCGGCGAGAAGCCCGGCGACAAGCCTGCCGGTGCCCCGGAGAAATACGAGCTTGCGCTGCCCGAGGGCATGACGCTGGACGAGGCGACCTTCGCCGCTGCTGAACCCGTGCTGCGTGAGCTGGGTCTCAACAACGAGCAGGCGACCAAGCTGGCATCGGTCATCGCGGAAGTCCGGGCCTCGGAAGCTGAGGCGTTCGTGCAGCAGGTGCAGGAGTGGGGCAAGGCCACGCAGGCAGATCCCGAGATCGGCGGCAAGGCGCTCGAAGCGACCTTGACCGAAGGTCGAAAGGCTCTGGCTAAGCATGGCTCGCCCGAACTGCGCGCGCTGCTGGACAACACCGGGCTGGGCAACCACCCCGAGGTCGTTCGGTTCTTCGCTCGCGTAGGCAAGACGATTCCGACCGAGGACTCGGTCGTCACCGGGGAACGCTCCGGCGGCACGAAGTCCATGGCGGAAAGGCTCTACGGCAACAAGTAACACCATCCTCTCAAAACTACCGGAGACACAAACATGCCCGTTATCGGCGGTCAGAATCTGACCCTCACTGACATCACCAAGCGCCTCGACCCGGACGGCTCGGCTGCCGCCATCGCCGAACTGCTGTCGCAGGAGAACGAGATCCTCGACGACATGCCGTGGGTGGAGGGCAACCTCCCGACCGGCCACCGCGTCACCGCCCGCACCGGCCTGCCGGAAGTGGCGTGGCGCAAGCTCAATCAGGGCGTGCCGGCTTCCAAGTCGACCACCGCCCAGATCGACGAAGCCTGCGGCATGCTGGAAGGCTTCGGACAGGTCGACAAGGACCTCGCCGAGCTGAACGGCAACACCGCGGCGTTCCGCCTGCAGGAGAACATGGGCTACATCGAGGCCCTGAACCAGACCATGGCGTCGACGCTGTTCTACGGCGACACCGCGGCCAACCCGGAGCGCTTCCTCGGAATCGCCCCGCGCTTCTCGACGGTGAACATCGGCATCGCCCAGAACGCCCAGAACGTCATCGACGCCGCCGGCACCGGCACGGACAACACGTCGATCTACCTGGTCGGCTGGTCGCCCAACACGGTTCACGGCATCTACCCGAAGGGCTCGCAGGGCGGCCTGATCCATGAAGATCTCGGCCTCGACACCGTGACCGACGCCGCCGGCAACCGTTACCGCGCCTACCAGGACCGCTACCAGTGGAAGTGCGGCGTCGCCGTGCGCGACTGGCGCTACATCGTCCGCATCGCCAACATCGACATCTCGGACCTGACCCGCAACGCGGCGACCGGCGCTGACCTGATCGACCTGATGACCCGCGCCCTGGAGCGCATCCAGTCGCTGTCGGGCGTCACCCCGGTGTTCTACGCCAACCGCACCATCCGCGCGTTCCTGCGTCGCCAGACGGTCAACCGCGTGGCCAACTCGACGCTGCAGTACGACATGGTTGGCGGCAAGCCGGCGCTGCGTTTCGCCGAGGTGCCGATCAAGCGCGTCGACGCCATCCTGTCCAACGAGGCCCGCGTGGTCTAACCCGGAGAAAGCAAATGATCCTCGACGACTTCAACCAGTTCTCCCGCCTGCAGGCCATCACGGCCACCGCAGCCTCGGCTGACACCATCGACCTCGGCCCGCTCAGCGGCACGCCGACGGCCAACCTGATCCGCGACATCGGCGCGGGCGAGCAGATTTACCTCGTCGTGCGCGTGGGCCAGGCGTTCAACAACCTGACCTCGCTGACGGTGGACGTGCAGACCGACGACAACTCGGCCTTCTCGTCCGCGGCTGTCGTGGCCACCACGGGCGCGATCCTGCTGGCCCAGCTCAACGTGGCCAACCGCGTCGTCCGCGTCATCCCGATGCCGCCCGGCAACTACGAGCGCTTCGTCCGCCTGAACTACACCGTCGCCGGCACCGCGCCGACCACGGGCCAGGTCGACGCGTTCTTGGTGAAGGACGTCCAGCAGTGGCGCGCCTACGCTGACAGCCAGCCGATCGAAGCCAACGCGTAACGGAGACAGCCATGACCCAGTACCGCATCAAGGACCTCGCGCCGCCTCACTTCATCGGGAACCGCATCGTCGGCCCCGGCGAGGTCGTCACGCTGCCCGAAGGGGTCAAGGCTGGGCAGTGGCTGGAACCGCTGGAGGAGCCGGCTGTCGAAGCGGCTCCGAAGGGCACCAAGCAGAAGGGGCGGGTAGCCGCCCCCTCTGCTACCATTGACGCCACGCCGGCCGAGCCGGTCGACGGAGAATTCTGATGGCGACGATTCCCGAAACCCGCCGCACCATCGACGCGAACTACTCGAACTACGTCATCCGTGAGTGGTCGGGCCTAGCGCTCGGCGACGACGGTGCCGCATCGCTGATCCCCGCCATCGGCGACCGCACCGTGCAGGTGTCTGGCACGTTCGGCGTGGGTGGCAGCGTCCGCATCCTCGGCTCGCTGGACGGCCAGAACTATTTCCCGCTGACCGATCCGCAGGGCAACCCGCTGGACATCGTGGCGGGCAAGCTGGAGACGATCATGGAGCTGGTGCCGTACCTGCGCCCGCAGATCACGGCCGGCGACGGCTCGACGAACCTCAAGGTCACGCTGTGCGTGAAGGGAGTGGGCTGATGGACATCGCAAAGATCGAGGCGGTGCGCGAGTTCGCCCGCAAATTCAAGTCGGTCATCGAGCTGGCTGACGCCGTCGAGCCGATCGCCAACCTCGAGCTGGCGAAGGCCGAGCTGGAGGGGCAGGTGGGCAGGCTGCAGGCCCAGCGCGATGCGCTGGCTGTATCGGTCGAAGAGGCCAAAGCAACGGCCGAGAAGCTGGTCGCTGAGGCGAAGGCCCAGTCCGCCGGCACTGTGAGTGCTGCCGTCGAGCAGGCCAAGGCCGACGCCGAGGCCATCGTCGCGCAGGCGCGCGAGCAGGCCGCCAAGATCAACGACGACGCCAAGGCCGAGGCCGACCGGCTCGCCAAGCGCATCGCCAAGCTCAAGGACACCGAGGCCGACCTCGATCGCGACATCGCTGCCCGCAAGGCCGAGCTGGCCGCGCTGGAGGAGAAGGTCGAGGCGGTCCACGCCAAGGCCCGCACGCTGCTGGGGGGCTAAGGGATGGCCGACAATCTCGAGACTCAGGCCGGCAGTGGCGGTCCGATTGTCGCCACCGACGAGATCGCTGGCGTCCATCACCCGCGAACCAAGGTCGGGTTCGGGGCTGACGGCGCATACGCAGACGTGTCGGCGGCGAATCCGCTGCCGATCACCGGCACGCAGCTCGCAACATTGGCGGGCGCGGTCAAGATCGAAGACGCCCCGAGCGGAACCGGCGACCTCGGCGTTTTCATGCTCGGCGTTCGGCAGGATGCGGACGGCCCTAGCGCCGGCTCTGACGGCGACTACACCGCGCTCAAGCTGAACCAGTTCGGGCGGCTCAAGGTTTCCGCCCAGCCCGCGTTCTACCCGCTGACCACTGGCAACATCACCAGTGCGACCAGCGCTGTGCCGCTGAACGTCGCCCGCATCAGCAATGTGATGGTCTACGTTGCGGGCACCTTCGCTGGCGTGAACTTCACGTTCGAGGGCTCGCTGAACTCGACCAACGGCACCGACGGCAACTGGTTCGCGATTCAGGCCGTCCGGTCGAATGCGAACACGATCGAGACGACCTCCGGCGTTCTGGCCGCTGCGCCGGCCTACGGCTGGGAGCTGTCGGTCAACGGCCTGAACTGGTTCCGCGTGCGTGCGACGGCGTGGACGAGCGGCACGGCGAATATCCAGATTCAACCGGGCGCGTACGCGACCGAGCCGATTCCCGCCGCGCAGATCAGCGGCACGCAGCCGGTATCCGGCACGGTCACGGCCAACATCGGCACGGGCTCGCTGGCCGCTGGCACCAACCTCGCGATGGACGTGGGCCTGCAGGTGCGCGCCAACGCGACCGGCGCGGCGACGATCCATCACATTGTTTCGGCGGCGACAACCAATGTGGCGCAGATCAAGGCGACGGCGGGCCGCGTCATCGGCTACTGCTTCAGCAACACCACGGCTTCATGGCAGTACGTGAAGTTTCACAACGTCGCGTCTGCCACGGCTGGCGCGGGTGTCGTGATGACGGTCGGCATCCCGCCGAACGGCAAGGCCGAGTGCAACATCCCGCACGGCATCGGATTCGCCACGGCCATTAGTCGGTCAATCGTGACCGGCCCTGCTGACACGGACGCCACGGCGACCACGGCCAACGCAGTCGTCGGGGACATTTTTTACGCATGATGACCTTCTTGCTGATGGTTCGCCTGATCCCCGGCGCAAGCGAAGGCGGTGCGCCGCCCGTCACTGTGTCCGGGGTCGGCTACTATATGCGCCGCCGCCGCCGCTCGAGGTAATCCATGGCCAGCCCAGTCGCAGTCTGCAATCGAGCCTTGAGCCGGATCGGCATCGACCAGCTCATCGAGGACTTCAACGACCCGAACACGCGGGCGCGCGCCTGCCTGCAGCACTACGACGACTGCCGGCTGGAGATGCTGCAGGACTTCCCGTGGGGCTTCGCGCAGCGCGTCGTCGCGCTGGCCGAGGTGGCTGACGTCACGATCCCGGGCTGGCAGTTCGTCTACCGCTATCCGTCCGACTGCCTGCGCGCCCAGCTCCTGACCGATGCGGCCGGTGGCCGTGGCAGCATGGGCAACATCTTCCGCGACATCTGGTCCTACGACTTGCCGGGCGAGATGATCCAGCGCGTGCCGTACACGATCATGGCCGACCCGGTCACGCCGGGCGCGCGCATCCTGGTGACGGATCTCGAGCAGGCGTATCTCTGGTACACCGCAGATGTCACCGACATCAACCAGTTCCCGCCGCTGGCGCGCTCCGCACTGTCGTGGAAGGTGGCCAGCGAGATCGCGCTAGTCCTGCGCGCCGACACTCGGCTGCAGCAGAACGCCGTCCAGCAGTACGCGTGGGTCGTGTCGCAGGCCCAGGTCGGCACGCAGCAGGAGGGCACGCCCGACCGGACGCCGACCCCTGACACCATTCGGGTGCGGAACTGATGGGCGCTCCGCTGCTTCAACCGACGTTCTCCGGTGGCGAGCTGTCGCCGTCGCTGTATGCGCGCGTCGACATCGAGCGCTACGGCAACTCGGTCAAGACCGCCAAGAATTTCCTCGTGCGCCCGACGGGCGGGTTGGTCAACCGGCCGGGCCTGCAGTTCATCGGCGAGGTCAAGGACAGTGCCAAGCGCGTGCGCCTGATCCCGTTCGAGTTCAGCGTCGAGGTGGCCTACGTCATCGAGCTGGGCGACCTGTACGCCCGGTTCTACGCGAACGGAGCGCCCGTGCTGAACGTCAGCACGCCGGTCGAGGTCGTGACGCCATGGACCGAGGCCGAGCTGCCTGACGTCAAGTTCACGCAGACCGCGGACGTGATGATCCTGACCCACCCGAACCATGCGCCGCGCAAGCTGTCGCGCACGTCGGCGACTGCGT